CGTCATCAAAGCCGCCCTCAAACTCAATGTCCTTGTCGCCGGTGAACAAAGGCACAGCCTCGTCCATCAGCATGGAGCTGTCGCGGAAGTAAATCCGATCAAGCTTGTCAGTACCACTGCCAACCTGGGCGCCGACCGTTTCATGCAGTCGAACCGTGACAGCGTGCAACCTCTTCGGCTTGCCCTGGCTCGTGCCATCTACGGACCCGGCCTCAATGCGCAAGGTCTCCATGCTGCTCGTGTAGCCATAACCGATCGCTGCAACCGTGCTGGGGAAGCTTAGAGCAACTGAGCCATTGGAGACAGTCTTATCAGGATGAGACGCACCATTGGCCAAGATGGACACCGTCTCGCCAGGCAGGTGATGCAAGCCAGATAGGGTCGATACCGCAGTGCCACTGTACGACAGGCCGCTATCCACAAAGAAAGCACCAGTGGTCACGCCGCCAAAGTCAAACGGCTTCATCTGCTCGACATAGCGTTTCGTCACACCGCTGATCGTGCGCTTGACGACCATGTACAGCTCGTCCTCGCCGTCATCCCTGGGCAATACGGCCACGCTTTCAACAACAGCCTGGCCGCCATTAAACGCGCCACCGATCACATGCTTGTGAAAAGCAACGACCTGCTCCTCGCGGCGGTAGGTCATGCCCACAAGCGTGCCATCTGCGCGAACCATCCAAATAACGCTGTCAGGCTCTTGCTGGTAGGCAAACTGAGTTACGCCGCCTTCAGTGATATGCTCAGCCAGGATCGACATGTCGGGGGCCGTGTAGGCATCTGCGTTGAGATCACCGACATACTTCAGTTCTCTGATCTTCCTGTTGCCGCGCTGCAGAAACAGCGTCACATCTGCGACCTGAACTGGTTCAATGGACGACGTGCCATAGTTTGAGTATTTGCGGATCAAGGTCGTTGTCGGCGTGATCGGTCCAGAGCTGGTGGCCGTGACGACATATTCACCGCCAGCCGTTCCAACTGTCAAAACCCTGGTCGCAGAGATGTATCGGATCGCGTTCATCTGACTTGACGCGATCGTGTAGATCAGTGCGTCATCAGCCGCCGAGCCGATCGTGAAGTTCAGGTAGTTCCCGTTTTTGGAGAACCACAGGGTCTGCGGGTTGTTGTTTGATCCACCAAACACCAAGCGCTGTTCGAAGAAGGCAACAACGCTGGGGCGATCGTTTGATCCACTCAGCGCAGGGCTGGGCGTACCTGTGATCGTAGCCGTGGTGAGCGTCCACGCTGCAGAACCTGTCCGGCCCAAAATCCGAATGTCGTAGCTGGGATGCACGATGTACATCGTGTCCGCCGATTGCGCGTACCGAAGCTGAAACAGATCCGCCTCAACATATGGGGTAGAGATCTGGTAGATCTTATCAGCCGTGCCGCCAGACGTGTAGGTCGTAAACGATGTTGTGTTGATGTTTACGCCAAACAGATCTTTCAGCGTGAAGGTGTTAGTCGTCGCGTTGGCCACAATGTAGTTCCGGCCATTCAGCTCGGTCATGCCGCCAACGCTTTCGATGTAGATCTCGTCACCATCGCTGAAACCGTGCGAGTTGGACGTGATCACACCAGGGTTGGCTTTCGTCACAGCCGTGATCGTCTTGGCAGAGCCTGTCAGAACCTGCAGGCCGTTGCGGTAAACCCGCATGGTCTCAGGCCCAAACTCCAAGATGTAGGTATCGGTCGTCTTGAACTGAAATGGGATCAGTCGAGCCTTGGCTGCGCTGTTCTTAACCTCGCCCAGAAACTCAGTGCCTGGTCTGCGGGTCACGCCGCCATGCGGCATAACCACCATGTTGGTTAGCTCAGACAAACCTTCTCTGTATTTCTCAAGCGTGATCCGGCCCTCAAGCCGGGGCGAAATCTCACCTGCTGTGAATGCGCTTAGAGCCGGGGCTGAACGAGCCATCAGAACCTCGATTCAATAAAGTCGCTTGCCTCAAGCTTCTGCGGCGCACCCTCGGTCGCATCAACAAACCGAGCCTCGCGCAGCTTCTCATCGTAGAGTGCCGTCACGAGCTGCACGACCGTTGTGGATCCAGTGACAGCATAGGCGATCTCCATCGCCAAGCGGGCCGACAAAGCCTCAACCAAGCTGGCATCGTATTCCTGCGGGTCAGTGACACGCGCAATATATTTGATCCGTGCCGTGCCTTCGTCCGTAAGAAGCTTACGCCCCTCAATGACAAACACCGGGCCTCCGCGATTGGAGAACATGTTGTCTTGCGGGTAGGACAGCGAACCATTGCTGAATTCCAGAACCCGCAAGCAGTACGGATCGGTCGGCAAGGCGTATTGGTAGGTATACCCAAATGCAGGGGTTTGCGTCTCCTGGGCCAACTCGGCCCGGCGGATCAAGCAATTCCAAGGATGGGAGCGAAAGACAGCATCCCGAGCAGAGGAATAGCGCTGGTTCACCAAGCGCCCTGCTTTGCTGTTTTCATCGAAGCTGGAAATATTAGAGGCCCCGATCATGTTGAGCGCGTAGTTCGCAATATCAACTGTACTTGCCATCGGATCGCCCCTTGTGGTGGTAAGGGGGCAGTCGCCCGCCCCCTTAGTTTTTTAGTCCAGAGCGTACATGATGGTCAGTTCGATGGTGCCAGTGCCAGCGGCGCCGCCCATCGTAACAGTGACCGGCATGCCGTTTGCGTTGGCATCAACCTCAGTGCCAGAACCCAGAGCCAGAGTGGCAAGGATCGTGGTCTTGGCAGCCGAAGAGGTCGAGGTAGCAGCCAAATAGGCGGCTGCAGAGGCCGACACAGCAGAGCCAGAGTGGTTGGTGTGAGCGCCGTAACCAACCGACAGGGTGGTCGAGGAGCCGAGAGCGTCATTCGCCAGGAAGCCGGAGATGAGACGAGCGTTGTCCGGCAGGACAAACATCTCAATCACATCGCCCGAAGCCAGCGAAGAAGCCTCATAAGTCCCGTGCGCGATGCGAACACGGCCAGCAAGCTCGTTGGCCTTGTTCTTAACGGTCGGGTTAGCACGAGTGTTCGTGCGCTGCGCAGAATAAACAGTAGCCATTGCTCTTCTCCTTATTCAGTGCAGAGGACTTCAACGACCTTCTTCTCTTCCATGCGGGTGGCGCCAAGCGTCATCGCATAGTAGATCTGGGTCGCATACGACTTGTCAGCACGCTCATCAATGCGGGCAGTCGGCTCACGGCCAACAGCCAGCTTGATACCGTCCATCGCCCAAGCGAAGACACGGCGAGCGCTCGAACCGTCAACACCAAGACGGTTGGTGACGATGAAGTTGAAGCCAACAAAGCTGTTGATTTCGCCCATCGCCAGAGCCTTGACGGTGTTGTAATCCGCCGAGGTAACCGTGGTGTTGTTCAGCAGGTTCGAGATCTGCTTCGGCGAGACCGCGATGTAGCGCGGGATCGACGGATCAACGTCACCTTCGTCAAGGATTTCCTTGGCTTCGATCAGTTTCGCCAGGGTCAAGCCAGTGGCGCCAGCGGCGATCTGGTTGGTTGCAGTGGCGAACGAGGTCGAGGTGCCGCCGTCCTTGCCGGTCAACGCGGTGCCAAGGGCAGCCGAGATGATCACGTCGTCCATCGCACGACCCATAGCTGCAGCAGCAGCACGCGAGTAGGTCGAGGTCGGATCGACAAGCAGGCGAACCTTGTCCTGGTCGTCAATCAGGTCGGCATATTCATAGTCCGACATGGTGACCATACGGCGCGAGTGCGGCGTATCAATCAGGGGAGTGTCCGCATGACGCGAGGTGCGCAGGACAGCAGCAGCGCTACCGACCTGGTCGAAGAAGGCTTTTTCGCCGTTCACAGTTTCCACGTCCACCGCATTGCGCAGCAGCGAACCCATCTGCTGCGAGAGCATCTGGACGTTCGAGGAAAACTGATTGACGAATGCCGTAGTGATTTGAGTAGACATCTGTCTTCACTCCAACAAAGGTTTCAGGGTGCTACGCTCGATTGTCCCTAGCGGGGTCGGGCTTACTGCTTGGGCAGTCAATCCGCCTGTCTCACAAGCTTGGCGTGCGGGTCCGAAGATTGTCCGCTGCATCACATGTAATCTCTAAGGCGCAGAGCCTCATCGACATACGCACGATGCTCAGGGTGGAATTTATCCCAATATGGGGTTCCCTGTCTAGTAATCTCAGATATCTTGCTCTGAGCTTCTGTCGGGGTCATCACAAGCTCGCTTGCGTCACCCAACAATTTGTCCTCGCCAATCTCTTTTGCGAGATTGGCAAACATCTTCACGATCGCCGGATGGTCACCCAACAGCCGACCATCGGCCAGCTCGACCGTATCAAGCAGCTCAGTGTTGCCCAGGAACGTGACAGCCGCCTTGTGCGCAAGCTGAACCTGCTGGTCAAACGCCTGGCCCCACTCACGGCGCAGCTCCTGCTCGCTCTCATAGCGCACAGACTCAGAATTCTTTTCAAGCTCGGCACGCGATTGAGTGACCGCGCTTTCCAAAAACTGAGCAATCCGCCCAGCCTGCTTGCCGTTTAGACCAGCCTCAAACGCGGCAGTCCGAAACGCCTCAAGCTCGGCGTCACGCATCACGTCTTTGCCAAGCTTGATTTCGTACCCCTTCGGATCTTCCGGCGCACCCAACCGCTTGTAAACCTGCCGCCACTCATCATCCGTGGCCGATTTGCCAGGCAGCGGGATCTTGTCCGCGCCAATCATCCGCTGCGCATGGACATAGCTCTTGGCCAGCGAAACAGGGTCAGTAAAATTGCGCAGGCTCGGCTCAGCCCGCAAATCATCTGGCAGGCTGTCAAAGAACCCGACAGGTGCAGCCGGAGCTGCGGTTGCGACTTCTTGAGATCCAGCGCCCTGGGTTGTCTCTTCGCTCATGTGTTTTCCCTAATCCCACCTTCGGAGAGCATCCTGACGACCAAAAGCACAGCATCACGCTGCCCCTCCTTGAAGGCGGAATAGTGAGGATCGCCAGGAACAAATGTGCTGGCCTCAAACGCAAACCGCGACTTGAGATCAGCCAATACTTTCTGCCCGTCTTCCGTATTGAACGTCCGACGATATGCCAGCTTCAGATCATCAATCTGCTTCATACCATGCCCTCGGGCAAGCCACCCACAGCCTTAACGAGCGGCGCCACGTTCTTGGCCTGCTCGCTCTGCATCATCGCCTGCTGCATCTGCGCCTGCTGTTGCTGAGCCTGCTGAGCCTGCCGGCGAATACGGGCAACCTCTTCATCCGACCGAATGACCCGAGCCGGAATGCCCGTTACCTCGACCAGATACTGCACCAGCTTGTCAGAATCCAAGTAATCCATCACAGGCGCAATCTCGGCCACCTGCATCATTACCTCAAACCCGCGCAGCATTGACTGCAGATCAGTCAACTTCTGAGCCTTCGCCAACGGCGACACATACTCAATGTCGATGTCCTGACCTTGTAGCTCCTCCGGGGCTGGGGGGAGAAGGCCCGCCCGGAGGAGCAGTGCAAAGGCACGAGAGATCAGCGGCTGCAACAGCTCCGATTGCAAACGGCCCAGAACCGGCCCGAGCAACCGCATCTTCTCTTCGTTCCGTTGCAACACCTCGGTCGCCGTCATCGCAGAACCCTGCGCCAACAGCAACTGATCCACATAAAACGCCTGGCGGATAGCCATCCGGCGCTGCTCTTCCATGTTCAAACCCAGCGGATTGTTCGCGCCAATCTGCAAAGGCTCAATCCGATCGCGGGTGCCAGAACGGTAGAAGTTCAACGACCCAGGCGTTGTGCGGATCGGCAGCATGAACCCATCATCCGGCGCCATCAAAGGCGGATCAACCTGCTTCTGAGCCGCACGGATCGTCGTCTCCGACATCTTGTTGACCATCTTCACGTCCGGCAACGCCGTCATGGCGGGCGATCGGCCATACGTCGAGACACTATCCTTCACAAACCGAGGCACCATGAACGGGAATTCGTCAAACCCGCCCTCAGACAACAGCGCCTTGCTCGCCTTGTGATAATAAACCGAAGCAACCGGCTTGTTCTTCGCCGCCTTGCCCTTCGTCTCACCACGCGGATAAACCACATGGACAATCTCATGCTCTTTGTACGGCTCGTTCTTCACGTCATTCAGCACGCCAGTGGGCAACTTATCCCCAAACTGCTGCGCCATAGCCCGAGCCGTCATCTTGAACTTGCGATACACCGTGTCAACGACACCACGCGAGTCCTCCGAAATGCAAATCTCGGCAATGTGCCGAGTTGCAAACCGCAAATTATCTTCATCAATGTCCAGGTAAATGGCACCCGTGCCAAACACCACCAAGTCATAGTACAGCTCATGCACTTCCTGCTGGAAGTTCGACCGATGAAACGCCTGGTACATCTGGTCAATGCACACCTCCAACCACTCATTCGCAGCGTCATTGCGCTGCAAACCAGGGTTACGATACCGCAAGGAAAACCAAGGCGTGCTAGGACTGGTCATCATCCCGTGCAACGAAGCCGCCAACAGCTCAACCGCGTGAATGGCCGTGCCGTCAAAAATCAACTCAGTGCGTTTGTCACCCTGAGTACGCTTCTTCGTGATGTCAGCCTTGCGCGGCAACATGTAATCCGCCAGCTCTTGCCAGTGCTTCTCCCAGTTAGACCGGGAATTCGACAAGTCCTGATACCGACGATCAAGCTTCGAAACCAGCGGATCAACCTGCATCACATGCCCCCATAGCTCGACATCAAAGACCGACGCGCACGATCTTCCTTCGTCTTCTTCCTAACCGCACCACCCTCAGTACGGCCAGCCATCTTCTGCTCCAAACGCTCCAGAGGATCCACGTCAATAGACGCCGACATCCCCTTGGCAACCTGGTTAGACTTGCGCCCCATCAGGCCAGCAATCATCTGACCATTCATCATTGGATCAACCCCCCGCCCGTCAGCGACTTCCTTCGAGCCAAAAGCCCAAAAGGCTCATCTTCAGGCTTTAGACCCATCGCACTCGTCAAAATTGTTGACGCCTGGCCACCCTGAACACTCTCAATCGCAGCATCCTCAACAGGACCAGTGGAAGTCATGTCACTCGGATTAACCGGCTTGGGAGGCTGCGGAACAGGCGGAGCAGGCGTAATCGGCGGAATCTCAGGCGTTACCTCCGGCGTAGGCGGCGCAACAACCGGCGTCGTCGTGCCACCACCACCGCCGCCACCGCCACCGCCAGGCCCATCTTTGTCAAAATTAGGTTTTTTTGAGGGACGGCTCGGAGGCCGAGGCGAAGATGTCGGCGCCAAATTGCTAAGCGTTGTACCAGGAGGCGCATACCCCCCAGTGGAAATTGCGCTGTTCCCACCACCGCCGCCGCCGCCACCAAACCCCAACGCACGACCAATATCGCGCATCAAATCCCCAAAGCTTTTCGCCATCCCGTCACCTCATGCCGCAAACGGATCGTAATCCATCTCCGCCTGCCGTTGTGGGGCCTTCATCATAGGCCCAGCCTCTCTATACCCAACCGCAAAGTACCGAAACGCATCAGACGCATGACTCGTCCAATCATGCACAGGATTCGCCCGAAAACTCCGCGTCCGCTCATTGTAAGACCGATGATACGACCGCAATGCCTCCAAACCAACATTACACCGATCACGATCAAACCACAAACGCGGGATCAACATCTGAGCCGCATGAATGCCATCCTCAATCGGCAACCTGGGCACAACCCGAAAGTTCAAACCCAAGTCCCAGGCAACCTCACGCCGACTCTTCCCACTTCCCAACTCCCTTACCTCTATATCATGCGGCGCATTATGTGTCCCGTACAAATATCCCCGCTTGTTCAACACCTCACAATAATGCGGCAACCCCTCGTTCCGAGCCTCATAGAAATCAATCACATGAACCGCACGACCAACCGTCTGCGTAAACCAAACCGCCGTGCTGTCCCCAACCCCCAAATCCCACCAAGTATCAACCTTGTGCGCAGGATCATACGGAACCTTGCAAATCCGACCACCAGCCTGCGCAGCCTCCAACTCCTTCCCATAAATCGCCCCAGGAATATTCGCATTCCAACTGCACTCAAACTCCTGCTGATACTGGTCATCCGTCATCGTCTGCCGCGCAGCCGTCAATTCCTCCTCATCCAAAATACCCGTCTCGCTGGCCTTGTTCACAACACACAGCCAATCATCACTCCCGCTGGCCTGCTCATACAAATCGTAAAACGCATTGTGACCCTTCGGCGTGCCGACAAACACAGCCCAACCCTTCCGATCCGACAGCGCCGGTCGAATAACCTCGGGGAACACATTCTCAGGCATCTGCGCAACCTCGTCCATCACGCAGCCATCCAAATAAATACCCCTCAAGCTGTCCGGGTTCTCGGCGCCGAGCAAGCTAATCCGACCACCAGTCGGCAAGTCACACCGCAATTCCGTCTCGTGAAACTTCACCCCAGGGATCGCTCCGGCAAACTGCTTCAAATAATCCCACGCCACGTTCTTCGCCTGCCTGTAGGTGGGCGCCATGTACGCATAACGCGGGTTCGACTTCCGCGACATGATCGCATCACGCAAAATGTGATTGATCGCCCAAACCGTCTTGCCAAATCGGCGGTGACACACAACGACACCCCACCGCTTGGCATCCATCGCCGCGTGCAAGTCACGCTGCAATGGCCGCGGGGCGTATGGGATCACGATGTTCTGGCTCTTGGAAGACATGGCAGCCTCAGTGTGTGGATGTTTCGTAGACCCGTTGTATGGCAGTAGCGCGCGGCGGGCGGTCTGGCGGGGGGTGGGGGGTGGCGGCCTTGTTTTTCTGGTCCAAACCGCCCCCGGCACCCCGTTTTTGGCAAAACCAATGTCGCATAAGCCTCATTATGTCATATGTCGCGATGCCAGGCAGCCTGGCCACAACCCCCGCGCGTGGCTCGGCAGACGCTGCGTTTATCGGACCGGTCATTCACCAGCCTTCGCATCAACCGCGTGGTCTCCCCCCGCCCAACTGATGGTGATCGACTGCTGCGCAGGAGCATCCTCTTTGCGGTCTCTGATCCCGTGCGGTTGGCTGCGTGCCAGGGTCCAGCGCAGCGTTTCGATCTCCAGCTTGCGGCGTTGGATCTCTGCACCAAGCCAGCGTCCATCGCATGGCGTTCCGTCTGCGTGTGTCTTTGGCAGCTCGGCCATTGCGAGTTTGTTGATACGGTCAGAGTGCCACTCGGCCTGCATGATTCTGCCTTGGCGATAGATCTCGAACATCTGCTCGTCGCGTGCGACGGCTGATGTGATGGCGCGATAGGATGGCATGTGCGGATCTTCTACGATCTGCAGGAGGTTTTCGCCCATTGCCATGCGCTCTGCGACTTCGGTCATGATGGCCTTGGTGACTTTGACCTGATGGCCTTTATTGTTTCCGCCCATTGCGTCCTCCTTTGGGTTTGGTGGATGTTACATCATTCTGCCCAGCAACCCAAGTGTTTGGTGTGACTTCGCCCAGGGTCATCAATTGGATGTGTACTTGCTGGTCAGGCTCTGGGTGCAGGTATGATTGGTGTTCTGGATGCAGGCACCATCTGGTGACCATGCCAGTGGTTTGATGTCCTAGTCGCTGTGCCATGTCTTGGTATGTGAGGTTCTTGGCTTTGCGCCAAGCTTCGAGCTTGTTCATGTCTTGAGATCCACTGTGTTGAGGATTTGCCTGATGAAGTTGATGCAGGCTGTTGCTGGCAGTTTTCCGATCGGTGTTCCGTTCTGCCAGACGTAGACGCCGTCTGGCCTTGTGGTGAGGATAACGGCTGTATCGGTTGTGATGATTGCCTCGTGGTCAGAAAGGTATGTCATCTTCCAGCTCCATGTCTCTGATGGCTGTGACCTCTGCGCCTGGGAATGCAGCCTTGGCTGCGTCGATCATTTCTTTGGCGAGGCTGCGTCGGTACATGGTCAGGGCTAGTACCATCTCGCGCTCGGTGATCAGTTCCAATTTCGGATATGCCTCTTGCGCTCTCTGCCAGGCCCTAGGATCGCGCATCAGGCCGAAGGTATACCCATCTGCCTCAACGACCCACACCTGCGCTGTAGGAGGCTCTCCGTGAGCCTGCGAGGCTATCTGATCCATAGCCTGCATCCCTCTCACGCAAACCGATGCTCTCACGGCCACCTCATCT